ATTACTATTTGATATTGTGTGGCAGATGGGATTGGGTAGATTCGTATGTTTCTTTCTATACACCACTTGAATGCTTTTAGTGATTCGGTGTGATTCTGAAGGTTGATTGTTTTTTTCTTACGCTTTGCCATAATACAAATATACAAAATACCTATTAGATTCACAAGGGTATTGAATTCAGTTGGCAGATGGAAAGTAGGGTATGTGTAGAGTTGAGGTATATTAGCTACTGGGGTATCTTTACAGGCAGAGTACCCTATATAAAGCCATTTAAGGCTATTTAGAGACGTTTTAAAGGCTTAATGGGTGTTGTGTGGTATGTTGGTATGGTTGGAGGGTAGAAACGAGCTAAGAATGGAGAAGAGAGATACCTAATTGATGTATAAATAACCCCTCAAAACATATTAATTAACTGAACAGAAGTTAGATAACAAAAAACCCTTACTAAAATAAGGGTATAAAAAAACCCTCCGAAGAGGGTAAAACATAATGAAAAAATCAATTTATTTTATTTATATATTGTTTTATTTCTTCTATTTTATAAAATGCGTCTTCTTCTTCGTTTGCTGCATCAAAACAAAACTCATTTAACAGTCCTTCAATGTCTCGAAGATATTCGCAAAGAATTTGTTTTTGTTTTCTCTGTTCTTTCTTATGTTTTAACAGGTGTTCAAATTGTATTTTATTCGCCATTAGTTTAGGTTTGCGAGTTTGTACTCTCCCTCTTTTATTTTGCGCCTCGTTTCTTCTGTGTATTCATTTAGAAACTCATTACGATATTTTGAAGTCGTTCGAGAATAATCCCAATAGTTTTCATCCAGTTGCGTTTTGCCGTTATAAGGTTTGAATGCAATTATACTGCGATAGCTTTGAAAATATACGCCTTTGTCCGTGTATATCTCGAATTGATTTGCGATAGGGTTGCCTGTTCGTGGGCTTGTCATTTGATGTACTTTTATTTTTTTCATCTGTTTAACTATTAAAAATTAGTTGATACAATACATAAAGAGGAATAAAAACCGCCATAATTTTGACGGCTTTAAATGTGAGTTTGTCCACCTTATCGAAAAACCTTTGCAGTTTCTCAATGTTTTGATTTTCTTGCTCTTTCATCTTATTAAAAGTTAAAAGATACTAAGTGAATATTTTTGATGATAGTAAAAATACCGCCTAAAATTATAGGAACGAAAATCCCAATTATAGACCAGAAAATTACTTTATCGATTGTGTTGTTGTTTACTTTTTTCATTTTATTATGTTTTATGTTTAACAATTAATTACAATACAAATATACACAATAATGTTAACAAACCAAACAAAACCAAACTTTTTTTTTAGTTTATATCCATTCTAAATAAGACGCTCAATTCATTATACTATATGAACGTGCGCGCGTTATATACGACAATTTTACAACATATCCAAATATTAATACAATTTAGAACCAATCCAAATAGTATGCAATTACGTCAGTTCATTATTCCCATTGAATTGCGCACCGACTGAATCTATTATATATTAAATTCATAGGGTACACAACTCAACAGGGTATTGAATTTACTATTCAAATCTCTCGGACTTTGACTTTGTCTTTTGTCAAAATATATTCAAATTCTTGGTTGCAATCATTACCGAACGGAACAATTCCCCAACCTGTTGTTTCGCTCATATCTAAATCGTAGATACTACCTTCTCTTTGTGCGAATCGTAACAACTGGGCGAATTTATATTCTGGGTCGTGTCCTCTTTTCTTATTAAACATATCATTGAAATCATTGAGCCATTTTTCCATAGCATCTGGATATCCATCCCAATGTTTGTAAATCTTAGCGTAATTTACGCCCTCTATCTCTATTGTGCATCTTGTTGCCATATCTTTTATATTTATTTATTTATTATTCTTATTATTCTTATTATTATACAATGATTATCCTTGCACAATGATTATCCTTGCACCTGTGGATGATTATCCTGTACCTCTCGAATGAATACCCTGTGCTTCTGAATATCCACGTCATACTTCTGACAAATTAGTTTTAATAGTTCTACTTTGTCGCTGGCGTTAAATACTGCACTGGTATTTGCCAGACTTGGAATGTTTACTTTAAACTGTTTCATTTACTACATTTTTAAGTTCTTCAATCTTCTCTTTGTCTCGTTTATATTTCTCTTGAAACGCCACCTCAATTATATTAGGCAACCAATCCACCATAGTGTATGGGTCAAAAGTAATTGAATTGTACTCGTTAGATAAACATACGCCATCATCATCTGCGTGGAGCGTAGTTATCTCATTTATATATATCCAGTTATTTTCCATATTATTTATATTTAAAATTGTTATACTGCAAACATAGATATAAATTTTTTTCCCAATGTTAAGCTAATGTTAAGAAATTGTTTTATATTTGTAAAAGATTAATTAAGTAGTTTTTCATTTTATTGGTTTAGATACCCTGTCGAAAGATAGGGTATTTTTTTTATACCTATTAAATTCATAGATATGGAACAGAACAATACAGGGGGTGTTAAATTCACAGGAAACTATTTTGATGAGGCGATAGATTATGTGCAAGAGAAAGAAACGACCCCTATTAAATTCACAGAGACCCCTATTAAATTCACAAGGAGACTCCAAGAGGAGGCTGTTAAGGAACGAAGGAAACAAACACCTGTTTACAGTGGAGTGCTTAATTACTTCCCTGATGCGATAAGAGAAGTCGCTCAATGTTCTTATATGGGAAATCAGCAGCACAATCCAGATAAACCTCTGCACTGGGATAGAAGTAAATCTGGCGATGAATTAGATGCACTAACTCGCCACTTACTTGAGGCAGGTACAACAGATACAGATGGAGTGCGCCACTCAGCTAAAGTAGCGTGGAGAGCTCTTGCTAATCTACAGAAAGAGATAGAGCGTTCTAACGAAGAATGTACATCCCCTTCGGAACAGAGCGAGTAAGTAGGTATTGAATTGCGTACCGACTTCCGTCAATACTGTGATTCCAGTTATCCTGTGGAATACTGCCCTTTAGCTTCCAAGCGTAATTATTGAACTCCTTAATTGTATTGATAGATTCTTTATCTACAATAATATCGTAGTCTTGCATTAGAGCGATTCCTGTCAATATACTGCCCTTCTTCTTTATCGTTGGCGTTATATTAAGTCCTTTAGTCTTCAGCTCACTTATCAGTCGAGGCTCACTGTTATCGCACACTATAAGCTGTTTTCCTGCGATTCTACGGCACATCTCGAATATGTTGGATGTGGACATACCTGCCTTGTAGAAGTGCTCTCTAATCCATATTATTTTGCGTGTCTTGTCTATTGCAATCTCAGTTAATACTGAAGGGTCTGTTGAGAAACCAAAGTCGAGTCCAAAGATTGCATCCTGATTATTATCGAACTCTCCAATACGCCAGTGAGTAAAGATAACTCCTTCAGCTCTATTTAGCCATCCACCTAATATCTGGTGCTTATATTTATCTGGTCTTCTGGTTCTCATATCCTCCACTTGCGATACAAATGATTCAGATAGATGTTTCTTATTATCTAAGTATGTGGTGTGTATATAATTCACATTCTCCTTCTCTCCGTTGTGTCCATCAGGAATACCTCTGTTCTGAAAGAACCTCTGATATATCCAGTGTTCTTTTGTAGTGGGGTTTAGAATTAATATACATCTGTTTTGTGTACCCATCGCTCTTACAGAGTAATCTATCTTATCAAACGATTCTTCATCTGTAAGCTCCTCCGCCTCATCTAATACAAACGTAGTAACACCCTGAATGGACTTTAGCTTTGCAGTTTGGTCTCCACTGGCTGTCTTGATACCACTGAAGAATATACTACTCCCTGTAAGATTGTTTATGATTTCAGTCTTTGTGACAGTAAAGTTACCACCAATACCCATAAGGTCTAACTTCTCCAGAAACTCTGGTATAATCGACATACTTGCTGAAGTCATCGTATATCGAGTAAAAAGTATCTTATGACCTCTTTCGTAAGTGAGTAATACTAAGAATGTATTTACAGCAAAAGACTTTCCGCTACCTCTCCCACCAGTACAGATGTGGTATCTGGATTGAGACTTAAATAACGAATGATACTTTGGATTAAGATTAACATTCTTCATTAGTCAGTGATAGGTATAACACTACAGAATGAGCACTGCTCCTCACACCTTTCCTTACCTATCTCATATTCAACACAATCGAATCCCTTCTTCTCGCTAAAGAACGGTGAATAATTATTCTTTATCTTCTTTGCCATCGTCTTGTATTTCAGCGTCAATATCAATAGTCTTCTCTTGGTCTAAGAATGATATAACAGGAATATTCACTTCCTGCTTTACATTCAAATCTTTTTGTTCTTTCGGTTTACCGTACTTGTACTCCCACAGAAGGCGTAAGTGTGGGAATGAATCTTTACTCATATTGGCGAGTGCTTCCCACGCTTTCTTCTCACTACCAAAGGCTCGCTTCATTGAACCAAGAGCGAAGTTCTTTATCT